GAGGAAATCGAGGATGCTGGTGACGATATGGAAGCAGAGGAAGAAATCGACGGAGACGAAGATTTATCTAAACTCTCAGTTGACCAATTTAAAGATATGATCAGAGACATTATTAGTCAAGAGGTAGGCGGAGACGCTCCTGCTGACGATATGGACGCTGGTGATATTGAAGGAATGGGCGACGAAATGGGAGCAGAAGAAATTCCTGGCGACGATATGGAAGCTGGTGCCGAAGACGACGAAATCGATTTAGATGAATTGATTCGTGAACTTGATTCTATTACTGAAGAAGAAGTAGAAGAAGGTAAAAAGAAAGATGACGACACTATGGAAGAAGGTGAAAAAGTAGAAGAAGAAACTGTAGAAGAGGATGTAACAGCAACCTCAACTGCTAATCAAGAATCTGCTGACCATTCTGCCGAAGGTACTAACATCAATCGTACTGTAAACGAAGAATCATCTGAATTAGAGCAAGCTATGGAAACTATCGAAACTCTTAAAAAAGAGTTAAATGAGGTAAACATCCTTAATGCTAAACTCTTATATGTAAACAAAATCTTTAAAGCTCAAAACTTAACAGAATCTCAAAAAGTTAACGTAATTGCTGCATTCGATAAAGCCGAAACAGTTAAAGAAGTTAAACTTGTATTTGAAACAGTTTCTGATAACGTTGGAAGCAAAAAAGAAACTACAATCAAAGAACACAAAGGCTCAGCTAGTAAAGCAACTGGAACAACAGCTAGTAAACCAGAACAAATCGTACTTTCTGAAGCAGTTCTTAGAATGCAAAAACTAGCGGGAATTATTTAATAATATTTTTTTAAAATAAACATGGAAATTAATAACCTATTAGAAGATGCAAGAGGCGGATATAAGTCAATGATGGCTGACGCTTCTCGTCTTTCAGAAAAATGGTCTCAATCAGGTTTATTAGAAGGGTTGGATGAGAAAAGAGCTGGTAACATGGCTGTGATCTTAGAAAACCAAGCTAAGCAAATCGTTGCTGAGGCTAACTCAACACAATCAGGAGGTTCAGGATTTACTGCAGGTCAAGGTGAGAACTGGGCTGGTGTAGCTCTTCCTCTTGTAAGAAAGGTATTTGCTCAAATCGTTGCTCAAGATTTCGTATCTGTTCAACCAATGAGTCTACCTTCAGGACTAGTATTCTACCTAGACTTCAAATATGGAGACACTAACGGTGGAAGAAACGACGGCGAAAACATGTACGGTAACGTTACTGATGGAGCTAACAAAATGACAGCAGATACTAACCCTTCAGGAGGTCTTTATGGTGCTGGACAGTTTGGATACTCAATCAAGCAACAAACTACAAGTAAAGCTACTACACCAGGATCTGCTTCTCTAGCTTCTGTTGGATATGATGCAGACGTAACTACTGGTTCATACGCTACTGTAATGGTAGACCTAGCTGGACTAGACGCTGACTTTAAAGCTGCTAGATCATTTAGAATTTTCTCAGGTTCATCTGACGTAACTTCTAACCCAGAATGGACTACTGTATCAGGTACTGAAGTAACATTCGTTGTTGCAAGAACTGGACTAAACAGCGCTGCTGATTTAGGAACTGAAACAGTACTTTATTCTAAGCAACCTCTAGATAACGAAAGAGGTGACTTTGAAGCTGCTTCTTCAAGAGCTGTTGAAAACCTTGGTATTCCAGAAATCGACGTTAAACTACAAAGTGAGGCTATCGTCGCTAAGACTAGAAAACTAAAGGCACAATGGACTCCTGAATTTGCTCAAGACCTTAACGCATATCACTCAATCGATGCAGAAGCTGAATTGACTTCACTATTAAGTGAGTACATTTCAATGGAAATCGATCTAGAGATTTTAGATATGCTTATCTTAGATGCTAACACAACTGAGAAATGGTCTGCTGAAAACAACAAAGTATGGAACGGATCTGCTTGGACTACAGGTACATCTGATTTCTACAATACTCAAGGACAGTGGTTCCAAACTTTAGGAACTAAAATCCAAAAAGTATCTAACAAGATTCACCAGAAAACATTAAGAGGTGGTGCAAACTTCCTAGTATGTTCTCC